TTTAATAAAGTTTTCTACTTTTTCATCTCCGAAAATTTCAAAGCAATAAAGGTTGTTGTACTGCTCAGCTGTTTTCAATAAAAAACTTTGTTTTTGCCATTGTTTACCGTCTTTAGTTTGTCCTTTTTCTAATGGTAAAATGTTTTCGATAATTCCTGTTACTTCTAAAGCCATTTTTATTTATTTATTTAGTTATTAATTAATAATTCTTTTCCATTTCAGCTGTTACGCTGTATTTAGTTTTAATTTGTGCCATTGTCGCTCCTGATGCTTTTGCTTTGGCTAATACTTCAGCCGTTGCCATTGGTTTAGATTGTACCGCTTTTTGTGCATCGTCATCTTCAGAACCGATACCTACAATAGAACTCAAAGAATATCTACGAGCATAAGTAACACCACTACCATAGGCTTGTGCATCGTTTGTGTTTTTACAAAATATTTCGGCTAAAGATTCAAACACTTCGCCTGATTCGTGCATTAAAACAGTCTTTACAAAGTTTTTCCCATCTATATTAACTAATGGTTGTAATAATACAATACCGTTATTGTTTAAAGCAGGAACTACTGCTGCCAAAACATCGTTTAAATCTGCGTACTTATTCTTAAAGAATGGATTAACACTTCCCTTTTTTGGTGTTATCATTTCTAATTGTGCCTTTACTAATGCGGATGCGATATTCTTCATAGTATTAAAATTTAATTGTTATACTCGATTTGCGAGGTGTTGTGCTTACTCTTGGTACATCATTACCATAAGCATCAATTACGCTTTGTTTTTGCGCTAATTTAAGCAATTCCGCTCTTGCATCCAAATCCGCTTTTAATTCTTGATAAATTGGATCTTCTAAATAATTGATCGTATTACCTCCGTTTACTGGTGTAAATTCAACTCCCATAACAGTCTGTTTTTCTTCGGTAATATGTTTTCTTGCTTCTGTCATTGCAGTACCTACAACCTCGCTTAAACGTGCTAAATTTGCAATAAATTCCATTTTGTCAACGTTACCATTATCCAGTAAATCGGTAACCAATTTTAAACCTACTTTTTGCGCTTCTTTTTTTGTGAAACTTGCATCGTACATTGTTACGAAGTCTTGCGCTCTTAATTCCAAAAAAGTTTCTGAATTTGCTCCCATCTTATTTTACTTTATCAATTAAACTTAATAATCTATTTTTTAAACCGTGATCACTTGCTTTCAATACTTGGTATATTATATCTAATTCATTTATTATTTCAGATTGCAAATTGGTAAATACTTCTGTATGTCCACTTTCATAGGCTTCTGTTAAATTTGCCCATAATGGCGATGTTTCAACTTCTATTTGGTTTATCGGAGATGTACGGTCAAATCGTCCATCTTTCCAAGCATCGTAACTATTCATATTAATTGATTTTAGTGTAAGCGTTAGTCATTTGTTCGTTATCAGCAAAATAAATATTTTTTATTTTTTGCATCCATTCGTTAAATTTTTCTTTGTTTTCCATTATGATCTAAATATAAAGTTTAAGATAAAAATGATTGCTAAAATGTAGCAAAATCTAATTTGGTAGTCTAATTTTAAAAAGAAATTTTTCATAGTGTTTTGTTTTTGTTTTGACAAAGATAGTAATAAATTTTAATTACGCAAATAATTCTTTTTTATTTTTTCAAAAGTTGATAATTTCATTTCGTATAGGTCGGTTAAATACGGATTAAGGTTCTGTTTTTTAATTCCGCACTTTCTAGAAAACTCGGCTTTTGTTAAGCCTGATTTTAAAAATAGTTCTTTTAGTTTTTTATTCATAGCATTTTGTTTTTATGATTATAAATGCAAATATAGTAATAAATTTCAATTACTAAAATAAAAGACATAAAAAAACCGCCTAAATTAATAAGCGGCTCTTTTTTTTGATGTAAAAATTAATAATGACTTTGCAAATATAAAAAATTATCTTGATAACTTATGCGCAAAAGCTTTAACAATTAAATCAGTTGGTAAATATTTTACAATTAACCTTAACCACCTTCCAGCGTTTGTTGTTGCTGGACTTTCGCTGTACTTAATAGCTACTTCTTTAAGTGCTAAATTAATCAATTCTTTTTTTTCCATAATTACTTAAAATAAATTTGTGATTCTTTAATTCTTCTTCTTTCTAAACCTTTTGACTTTTGACCTCCTACATTTACCCATTTTAGAAATTCGTTAGAAATGGCTAATTGTTTATGGTCTTTATTAATCAACTTTAATAATGTACTATTTTTTAAATTACCCATACCTACATTATAGGCAAAAGATACTAAAGCGTTAAATTGATTTTGATTTAATGGCGCACTAACTAACTTATTTACTTCTTTAGCAAATGAATTTACCACATTTTCAAGCAATATAAGCGCTTCTTCTTTGCTTATTGGATTATCTAACATAGTAACCTTTTTTCCGTCTTTATAATAGGTATTTCCGTATCCTATAGTAGCTTTTTTAGCAGGACAAAGGTAAGGTTTCAAAGATAATCCCTCAAACTCGGCAATTAATAATAAACAATCTTTATTTATTTGCATCTTGTATTTCGTTTTTGATTTCTTTGCCAAATATAATCAATTTTTTGAACTCTTTTACGAATCTTTTACCAGTAATTTTAAAAAAGTTTTCGTCTATTGAGTTTAATTCTAACCATATCAAACCAACACTTAAAATCTTTGTCAATAATAAAGGTATTCCTATAATTAATTTAACAAATTCGCCTAATAAATTGACCTCTAAAACATATATTATAATCAAACAAATGTTATAAGATAGGAATTTTAATACCAATCTTTTGACAAATGTCGGACAAAATTGGTGGTTTTTAAATGAATTGATCACTTCCAGCATTGCATCGGCTACTATAAACGTACAAACGGTTGCCATTAATGGGTAAATAGGTGCGATAAATGCTAAAGCAATTCCTACAAATGTAATAGGTTCTATTTTTCTAATTGGTATTGTCATTATACAAAAATTAAATGGCTTCATCTATTTCGAGCCACATTGTTATATCGCTGTCTAAAGGCGCAAATATCTCTTTTGTTTCAACTTCTCCGTTGGTTAATAACTTGCCATTATCGGCTGTAACGTGAATATAAAAATTTGGTATTGTTTCTACTGTCATATCTTTTAATTTTTATGCAATCGTCCATCCCTTAGAAGTCGCGATTAGTCTTTCTCCTGCTGTTAAACCTGCGTAACCTGGGTTGCTTGAAACGGTTATTGTTTGCGCTCCTGAAGCCGTGCCTAAATTGTTAAATATGGTTACTATATTAGATTGGCTTAAACTCATTCCGCTATAACTATGACCCCTTGTCGGATTAACAACACCGCTTTTTGCTAATGTAGTATTTGAAGCCAACCAAGAAGTGAATACAGTACAAACAGATAAACTTAAGGCTGGTAATTCTCTCAAATTTGTGCAGTTTTGAAACGTTTGGTTTAATGTTGTAACATTTGCAGTATTCAAAGCTGGAATATATTGAATCATTTGCGCACCGTTAAACATACCTGTCATATTCGTTGCACTTGCCGTATTAAATAAAGGTATTTCAACTAATGAATTACAACTTGCCAACATTGATGTAAAGTTTGTTCCTGATGCAGTATTTAACAAAGGTAAAGTCTTTAATGACCTACAACTGTTAAACATACTTGTAAAATTCGTCACGTTCGATGTATTTAACAATCCAACCGTTTCTAAAGAAGTACAGTTAAAAAACATTTGTGATGCATCTGTACCCATTGTAAGCGTTGGAACGGTCACAAGTGAATAACAGTTTTGAAACATACCTAAAACGTTTGTTGATGCTGAACAATTTAATAAAGGTGCAGTTTGAAGGTTATAACAACTGTCAAACATACTACTCAAATTCGTTCCTGTACTTGTATCAAAAGCATTTACTTCTTCCAATGCATAACAGTTTAAAAACATATTATTAAACAAAGTACATCCATTTGTTTCGCTTGGCTCTATGTAAACAGATTTTAAATTATATAAGTTGTTAAATAAGTTACTTGGGTTTGTAGTACTCATTTGGCGAATGGTTATTTTTTCCAAACGTCCGTATCTTATAATATTTCCACTTGCTCCAAAAGTAGGTAAGCAGTTCGGTGTTCTTATATCAAACTCTAACCAACCAGGCGCAAAAGATTTCGCTATTGTTGCGTTTGTTACACCAAAACTAACAGTTGTTAAATTTTGCCCAGCTTGTGGTGTTATTCTAACCAATGCCTGTCTAAAACCTTTACTTGTTGTAGTTCCAGCGCTTAATGATGAAAATGTATGTTGATATGATGCAACAATATTATTTGCGTAATTTGTTACAGTTCCATCACCCCAGTCAACCGTATATGCTCCAGTACATTGTATTGCAACATAATTTGAATCATCATTATAAACCGCCATTAAACCTATAACTTCCTGCGTTGCTGGTGTCGGCATTGTTAACCAGTCAGTTGGTCGTGTCCACCCAGCACTTGTTGCTCCAGCAGAAATAGGTAATTTAAAAGTTCCTGTTGCCATTAGTTATAAATATTTACGGTTACAGTTATATTTCCAGTTGGTGCATTTGTTGAATATATTTTTACATATCCAAAAAATGACTGAGTTGCTGGTAAAATTTCAGCAGTTTTAACAATTGATATACTTGCATTTGCTGGTATTACATCAACAATACTTGTATCTAATATATTTGCATTTGAATAACTATATTCATACAATCCACTCACTAAAGACCAACCTCCAGAAGTCAATGTAACTGAATTAACTTGTACTACATCAACAATTCCACTTTGTAATTGTCCTTTTGGTATTTTTTTTGTTCCGTTCATTATTATACAGGTATTTTTAAAATATTCATATTTAAATCGGATACTATTACGTTGTTAACGCTTGAAGTATTTCTAACAAATAAATCAAGATAATCTTTTTCATTT